CTGGATAGGTTGTGTTCAAGAACCGCTGACAAACCACATGACACCGGGCATAGCGTCTTCGAACAAAGTCAAGGACGACCTTAACCAAGACCCCACAGAGGATTATGGTTCGAGTAACTTGCCCGCAGGTGAGGTCAACAGATTTTCCGATGTCAACGAGATCAACTACAAGAACAAAAACAAACCCATACACCCGTTGGCAGACACCTTGTTAAGACAAGGACTGAGTGCGGATGATGTCAGGGGAAACACCACGTCCTCAGCGCAAAGAGAAGCGCCCAGCCAAGTTTTCGGTATGAGTACACCTGGTAGGTTGAATCCCGGTTCAACCCCACAGAAGGTCAGCACCGATGATGCTGAGGCAACGGCTATAGTGGACAGGCTGTCGGGTCACACGTTTGTAATGGATGACGGTGCCGCGGATGGCACAAATCAACTCACAAGACTACGTACGGCATCGGGTCACCAATTATTAATGCACGACACGGAAGGTGTGGTGTACATAGCCAACGGTTCAGGCAACGCCTGGATAGAGATGAACAGTGAGGGCAGGATAGACGTGTACTCCGGCATCGGCGGAATCAACATGAGGACGCAGGGTGACTTCAACCTGCACTCGGACGCCAACATCAACATGCATGCCGCAGGACAGATCAGGATGAGCGCCACCAACGAGATAGTGAAGTCGGCGGGCACATACATGCTGAACCTGGGAGAGAAGGGCATATTCAACAGTTCACAAAAAGGAAGCATAAGAGATTACGCCAGGGACGGATTAACGTCATACACTGACGGACAGCAGTTGCATGGTGCCGGAGGCGAGATACACCTAGCAGGTGCACAGGTGCACTTCAACTCAACCATTGCCAGCGACACTTGGGGACCTAAGTGGTTGGACACGGACGCCGCGGGCATGACCGAGAGACAGGAGGGCGACGTGGAGTTGGTCAAGAAAGGCATAGAGCCGCTGAGACCTTTCACCGCACAGACCTCGACAACAGTACACAGGTTCGTCACCCACGAGCCAATGCCGAGATTCCGAGGATTCTCCTCAGAGGGCGCACTGCCCACGGGAGGTGCGGACAACAGGAAGGCCTGGTATAGGCTGGCCAATACCCCAGGCACAGTGGAGTACATGGAACAGAGAAACAGGCTTTCGCCGCATCCTCCCACAAGAAAGGCACAGGCGCAGGCAGACATGGAGAGAGAACTTAAGGAAGGGATGGGCACATCCACTGACCCGGTCAAGGCCAGGAAGATACTGGCGGAAGTTGTCAAGAATTATGACAAGGACTATGACATATTGAACGGGGCCAGGGGCAAGTGGGACACCGCGGCCAGCATCAGCAACCAGTTCAAGGGATTCGACGTGTCTGACTCCGTGTCGGATGTGCTCAACAACCAAACCAAGAAACTGGCGGACCAGGTCATCGACACCGTGACAGGATCGGACGTGGCCGAACTGTTCAAGGACAACGTGTTCGTGAACCAGGCGGGAGAACTGTTCGCCCTGGGTGACAAGACTCAGTTGTACTCGGGTGACTTCAAGGGATTCGCCACCGACGTGGGGAGCAAGGCCTTGGCCAACACCGCAAACGAAAACCTGAAGAAAGCAGTGGGAGACCTCACCAAGAGAAAGGTAATAGGCACGGACAAGTTCGGCAATCCCATATACAAGGGACTGGACAGAGACTACAAGAACATCGGGGGCATAGACATATCCGGCATCGCGGGCAACATCAACATAGCCAACATCGCGTCGGCGGGAGACATCAAGGCCACGACCAACGTGTTCAAGAACGTGGTGGCCGGACAGGTCACGTCAAGCATACAGACGACGGCAATAAACGCTGTGGCCAGCCAGGCCAAGGGGTTCCTGGCGGGACTGGGCGGAAGCACTGCCAGGGAACTGGGTGCGCAAGGCATCAAGGCGGGAGCGTTCACCAACCTGGGCGCCAAGATCGGTGCTATGAAACTGCCCGCATTGTTCGGCGGTGGTAATGTGTCGGGTGTAGTCTCGGCTATAGGAGGTTTTTTCAGTAAGTTCAGTGACGTGAGATTGAAAGAAGACATCAGATTGATTGGTAAGTCCCCATCAGGAATCAACATCTACGAGTTTAAATACAAGCACACGTCGGGCACGTGGCAGGGTGTTATGGCACAGGAGGTGCCATGGGCTAGAACCATGACCGACACGGGATACTACATGGTTGACTACAGCAAGGTCGACGTGGAGTTCAGGAGATTGAACTAATGGCATACGGGGACAACGGATCAGACAACGGATTGAGCAACAAGTCAGTGACCTTCAAGGGTTTCAGCTCACGTGCTGACCGTCAGAACTTCAAACTGTACGACTTCGAAGTGGCCAAACAGGACCTGATCAACAGGCTTTCCGTCAGGAAGGGCGAGCGCGTAGAGAACCCAGAGTTCGGCACCATAATATATGATGCACTGTTCGAGCCATTCACGGAGGCACTCAAGGACGCCATAGTGGAGGATGTCACAGCAAATCTCAACGCTGATCCCAGGATCTCAACACAGGACATCACGGTCACAGAAGCGGACAAGGGCATAGCCATACAGGCCACTATAACCTACGTGCCCCTCAACATCACGGAGAAACTAAGGTTCAGTTTTGACGAGAACTCACTGCTACGTCTATCTTAATATACGTAGATAATCTATCACATAAATATCCGTACAAACAGTATGGCCACTACAGACAGACAAAACAGATTACTAGTCGCGGAGGATTGGAAGAAGATCTACCAGGCCTTCCAGCAGGCGGATTTCAAATCATACGACTTCGAGACACTGAGGAGGACCATGGTGGCTTACCTCAGGGAGAACTATCCCGACGATTTCAATGACTTCGTAGAGAGCTCGGAGTATGTCGCGCTCATAGACCTCATAGCCTACGTAGCACAGGCACTTTCATTCAGGGTTGACTTAAACGCCAGGGAGAACTTCCTGGAAACAGCGGAGAGGAGGAACAGTGTCCTAAGGTTGGCGAGGCTGATCAACTACAACGCCAAGAGAAACAAACCAGCAACAGGACTGCTGAAAATTGACAGCATATCAACCACACAGGACGTCGTAGATTCGTCAGGCACGAACCTAGCCACGCAGACCATCATTTGGAATGACTCCGCTAACTCCAACTACAGGGAACAGTTCACGGCTATACTGAATGCGGCCAACCAGACAGGACAACTGTTCGGTAATCCCAGGGAGTCAGGATCCATAGGAGGAATAGACACCGAGGTTTACACACTAAGTTCCAACCAGACGGACCTACCCCTGTTCAAGTACGTGAAGTCAGTGGGTGGCATCAGCAGGCAGTTCGAGATAGTGCCTTCGACCATAAACAATTCAGATTCCATATACGAGTCAGACCCAATACCAGGAACAGGACTGACCTACACCTACAGATCAGACGGTGCAGGCGACAGTTCAAACAACACAGGATTCTTCTTCCTGTTCAAACAGGGCACCATGCAGTACTCGGACTTCACGGTGGACACGGCAGTGACCAACTACGTGAGATCCATAGCGGCATCAAACATCAACGACACGGATGTTTGGTTGTACAAGTTAGATCAGTTTGGACAGATAGCAGAGAAGTGGGCCAAGGTTCCTTCGCTGACAGGCAACAACGCAATCTACAACTCGTTGGCGGCCGCTGAGAGAAACATCTACAACGTGGTAACCAAGAACAACGACGCCGTGGACTTGGTGTTTGGAGACGGAAACTTCTCGAACCTACCACTGGGCTCTTTCAGGACATACCACAGGATCAGTGACAACGCCAAGTACGCAATACAGCCCGCTGACATGCAGAACATACAGGTTTCGGTGCCATACACCGACGCCAATGGCGCGCAACAGACATTGACCATAACAATGAGCCTCAAGGCCAGCATTTACAACGCGGCGGCCACGGAATCAAATGATTCGATCAGGGAGAAGGCCGCACAGGTGTACTACTCACAGAACAGGATGATCACAGCGGAGGACTATCAGGTGGTTCCACTTTCCGCATCACAGGAGATCGTTAAAGTTAGATCAGTCAACAGATCAGCATCGGGAATATCAAGGGCTAAGGAAATACTGGATCCCACAGGCGCATACTCAAATGTCAGTGTGTTCGCGGAGGATGGCATTCTTTACAGGGAAGAGAGCACACAAAGGTTCACATTCACGTTCAACAACAGGAGCAACATACAGTCAACCATAGACACATCTGTCGAAGCAAAATTGAAAGAGGCCTACGCCAAACAGTTCTATTATCTAAAATACGGCACTAAAGACCTAAGCACATTGACAGCCACATGGAATTCCACAACCACATCCACCAACACCAACACTGGTTACTTCACTTCGGGCGGTGCTTTGGTCGTGGGTGACTACGCCACTTCAAATTTGAAATTTGCCAAATCGGGCGCATTAGTTAAATTCACGTCACCAGACAGCAGGAAGTTTTTAAATGGAAAACTTGTGACATCGGGGACAGACAACGCAGAGGACAGGGCCTGGGCTAAGATAGGTGCGGTGGTGCTTGACGGAGCCAACGGCGGACTGGGAAATCTCGAATCAGGGGTCGGACCAATCACGCTCAACGACATCATACCAAACGGTGCGGTTCTCAGTGCTGTGATACCCAACTTCACCACATCATTCTCCACCACGTTAGAAAACGATATCATAAACAGGATCGAGGCCTATGAGGAATTCGGACTTAGGTATGACATAGATACGGAGACCTGGAAGGTGATAACTTCAACCAACCTAAGCGCTAGTTCGGTGTTTAGTCTCGACAACACGGGAGACGCGACTGGAACAAACATAGATGCCAGCTGGTGGTTCAAATTCACCAATGACGGTAACACCTACACAGTCACATACAGGAAACTGGATTACATCTTTGAATCTGAGTCACAGAACAAATTTCACTTTGATGTTCAGGAAAAGATATATGATTATCAGACAGGCAAAACTGTCAAGGACACGGTTAAGATTCTGAAGACCAACAGCATAGTGTCAACGGGCAACAGCATAGGCTATCCGATCACCTGGCAGGTGGTGGACACCGTGACAGAGGCGGACGGTTTCCAAGACAACAGGAAGGTCAAAGTGGGATTCTTTGACAATGATGACGACGGAGTCGTGGACAATCCTGATATATTTGACATTGTGGTCGAACCGACTCTGTTAGAGAGCACCAAGTTTGTTTTCTTCGAGAAGTACACTTCGTATGACAAAATTGAGAGATTCAGACCATACGCCGCCACCAACTTCGTTGTCACTGAAAATGAGGCAGACATAGACCTAAACACCGCCACATACACTGACGGACAGTTGTTTTACTTCTACGCTACAGACGAGGACGTCATAAAGTCCTACAGCTCGACCACCAACACACTGACCACAACTACAGACTACGCGGCCAGGAGGGGTAGGAGCTCGATCAGTTTCCAATACCAGCATCACGCAGGACAAGAGACCAGGATAGACCCAAGCGTGAGCAACATAGTGGACATTTACCTTTTAGAAAGGACCTATGACAACCTGTTCAGGATATGGTTACAGGACGGGGGTGTGAGGCCAGCGACATCAACGCAGGACCAGTTGAGGATCAACTATTCTGGAATCTTAAATCCACAGAAATCACTTTCAGACCAAATTGTTTATCACCCAGTCAAGTACAAGATATTGTTTGGTACCAACGCTGACGAAGAATTACAAGCCACATTCAAGGTGGTCAAGAATCCCAAGACAAACGTCACTGACGCTGTGATAAAGACCAGGGTAATACAGGCCATTAATGAGTTCTTCGCTTTGGACAACTGGGATTTCGGAGATACATTCTATTTTACAGAACTAGCCGCTTACATTCACAACCAACTGGCACCTGACCTGCTGACAGCAGTGATAGTGCCAAACCAGTCAGGACAGGGCTTTGGGTCATTATTCCAGATAAACTCAGCGGCAGATGAAATTTTCATCAGTGGGGCCACCGTTGATGATGTGTCGATCATAACAGCACTTGGTGCCAATCAGTTGGCGGCTTCCGGCGCTGTGGTCACATCAACATCGACTGCCACTACCAATACCACCACAGGATCAGCGGTATCAGGTTCCACTACAACAGGTTCCGGTTCAACAACCGGCAGTAGTGGGGCAGGTTACTAATGGCCGACGAACCAACCAACGCACTCACCAACAACGAAGTAGTCCAACAGGGTGACAACGAGTACCGTAGGACGGTACAGCACCTACCAGCGTTCTACAGGACCGACACCAACCAGCGCTTCCTGGCCAGCACTTTGGATCCACTGGTACAGAAGGGCAAACTGGAGAGACTGGACGGGTTCATAGGAAGGCAAGATGCCTACACCAGGGACGTAAACGACAGATACGTTCTAGCAACCAGTAGGGATAGGTTCGCTTATCAATTGGAACCTGCTGTAACATATACTGACAGAGATACCACATCAGTAAATCCAGAGGACCAGGTCAAATTCACAGGCACATACGACGACTACATAAACCAGATTAGATACCTGGGAGGAAAGGTCAACAACCACGACAGGCTCAACAAGGAGACAGTGTACAGTTGGAATCCCGCTATAGACTATGACAAACTGGTCAACTACAGGGAGTACTATTGGATACCTGAGGGACCTGGTGCCATAGAAATAGATTCAGTTGGACCGAGCGCGGTTGCGGAGTACACTGTGACCAACGTGGGACAGGCCGCATACGAATTCAGACACAGGGAGAACGAGAACAATCCCATCCTGACACTGTACAGGGGAAACACCTACAGGTTCAACATCAACGCCAAGGGACACCCATTCTGGATAATGACGGAACCCTACAAGAGCAAGGTGTCAGAGGATGGATCAACATCAACAATTTATTCAACGGGCGTCACCAACAATGGCGCGGACGAAGGCGTGGTCACATTCACTGTGCCAACCACAGGTGCACCAGACACACTGTACTACCAGTGTGGCAATCATGATGCCATGTACGGCATACTGCAGATCAAAGACGCCACTGCCACAACCGCTATTAACCCGGAAGACGACATCATAGGAGCCAAGAACTATAGCCTGAGGACACTGGATCTTTCCAACGGCATGAAAGTGAAATTCACAAACAGTCTGGTACCCATTGCATACCAAGGCAAAGAATACTACGTGGAGGGAGTGGGAGATGCGATCACGCTCACAGATGTGCAGGATCTCATAACGCCAGCCAGTTACGCCACGGAGACCACAATCCTTTATGATTCAGTGGCCTATGACACACGCCCATACGCCTTGGCCTACTACACACCAGACGTTAAGGACTACATAACCATCAAACGCGACAGCCGGGACCAGAACGCCTGGTCGAGGTACAACAGGTGGTTCCACCGTAGCGTGATAGAGGAGACGGCGAGGATCGGAGGATTCACCCCGGTGCTCAACGAGGATGATCGGGCCAAGAGACCCATCATAGAATTCGACTCAGGGCTTGCACTGTTCAACCACGGCACGGTGGCCAAACAATCGGTTACTTTGTATGACACATTCACAACTGACGCGTTCAGCACGGTGGTCAACACCGGCGGATACATCATCGATGGGTTAGCACTGGCGGACGGCATGCGGGTGATATTCGCCGCGGACACCGATCCCATAGTGCGCAACAAGATCTACGACGTCAGTTTCGTCACGGCAGGAGATTCCACACAGAAGATAGCACTGACGGAGGCCACGGACGCCACGCCAGCGGACAAGGACAGCGTGTTCATAGAGTTCGGCACAGTCAACCAGGGCAAGACCTTCTACTACGACGGTGACGCTGAGGCATGGACGGAGGCACAGCAGAAGACCGGTGTGAACCAACAGCCTTTGTTCGGCATGTGGGACAACGACCACACCCCCTTCAATGACGAGACCACCTATCCAAACAGCTCGTTCCAGGGAGCCACCGTGTTCAAGTACGCGACCAGCGACACGGCACCCGTGGACACCGTTTTGGGCATAAGGGTCAAGTACAACACTGTCAACAACGTGGGAGATATCCTTTTCGAGTCAGATCATACTTCGGGCACGTTCACTTACAAGAGTGGGTCGAGAACCCTGACCAAGAATCTGGCCGAGGGACACCTGCACTACACCACCGGCAGGCAGACGCACAACTCACGTAGCGCGTGGATACAAAGGACCAATGAAAGTCGACAGCGTGTGATAAGGACCCGCATAGTGGACGAAACCGAAAAGAGATTGTTCCCTATAGACGTTTACGAGAATTCCGCCGCACTGACGGACCTAGAGGTATCCGTGTCTGTGAACGGTGACAGGATGACACAAGGAACAGACTACACATTAGTGAATGGCACCACCAACAGGTACGTAAGTTTTGTAAATGAGCTCTCGGTCAATGATCAGATAAGGGTAGCAACATACAGCAGTGCCCAGAAAATCACAGGCAAGGGCATATATGAACTGCCCGAAAACCTAGCCACCAACAGTCTTAACCAACAATTAGGAACGTTCACGCTGGGACAGGTGTTGAACCACGTTAGAGACATTTTCGACAAAAACCAGGAAGTAACGGGTGCGATCCCGGGTGTCTCGAACCTGAGAGACAAACCCGACGCCAGGCTCAAGGGTGGAACGATTCACCAGCACGAAGCCCCACTGCTACCAGCGGTGTTTGGCCTTATAGACCAAGACGCTAATTTTGTTACCGCTATCGATTACGTGAACCAGGAGTACGAGAAATGGTACAACAGTTTCCTAACGCACGCCACGGGCACCGCATACGAGGGTGTGGCCGCTGACAGGGTTGACGAGATCATATCTGCCATAAACCAAGGCAAGAACAGCACCTTCCCATTCTTCTACGAGGACATGTTGGGTTGGGGGGAAAATGTTTCCACTAGGACCTACACGGTGCAGGGCGCATCACAGACGGAGTACGCCATAGATTCCCAACACAGCATCACTACCTTAAGCAACAGGGCGGTGTATGTATATCTCAATGGCACACAGTTGTTGCTGGGCACAGACTACACGTTCAGCACTGAAGACGACAGCATCACCATCACCGCCACGCTTCAGGAAGGTGACGAGATTGTCATAAAAGATTACGCCGACACCACGGGCAGTTACATGCCAGTGACACCTACCAAACAGGGAATGTATCCAAAATTCAAACCAGAGATATTCACAGATGATACCTATCTGGTCAACACCACAGCGATAAGGAGACACGACGGATCATTAATCAAGGCCTATGGTGATGAGCGAGATGATCTTATCTTGGAATTGGAGAAGAGGATATACAACAATATAAAAGTCCAGTTTGATTCAACACTGCTAGACATTCACGACGTCTTGCCTAGTGCTTTCACCACAACCGATTACACACTGGCCGAGGTGGACAGTGTGATGTCACCGGACTTCTATGTGTGGGCCGGACGCAATAATGTGCAATACATAAACAACACCACTTTCACAGAGGGGTCGCCGTTCACCTACAACTACGCAAAATCTACTGATAGATTGACAGGCCAAAAACTGCCAGGACACTGGAGGGCGATCTACAAGTATTTCTATGACACGGACGCACCACATGTGAGACCATGGGAGATGTTGGGACATTCCGAGAAGCCCACTGATTGGGAAGCCACATATGGCACCGCACCGTACACGTCAGGCAACGATGTTTTATGGAACAGGATAGCCACGGAACCAGGGAGGTACGGAAAACCAGAGATCAGGAATTACCTACCCGTGGATGCATCCGGTAACCTGCTTGATCCTATAGCGGCGGGATTGATAGACAATTTTGACATACCAGGCAGGCAGGCCTCGTGGAAGTTTGGAGACCAAGCACCAGCGGAGACCGCCTGGAGGAGATCAAGCGCTTATCCTTTCACTGTTATGAAGGCACTGGCACTAACAAAACCTGCCCGTTTCTTCAGCAACCTATTCGATCCATCTAGGCTGACCACTAATACGGCAGGCAATCAGATATACACAGAGACCGGCATAAGGAAGACCTTGGCCACTGCTAGGTATCACTTAGAAACTGTGACAGACAACAACACGGGAATCACTTCCAGATACCAGACAGCGGGATACCAACCGTTCGTGGTCAATTATTTGATTTCACGTAACCTAGATCCAAAGACTTTCTACTATGACAAGATGAAAAACCTCACGGTGCAGTTGGCCTACAAACTGGGAGGTTTTACGGACAAGGACAACATCAAGGTACTGACTGATTCCGTTTCTCCAGGTTCCACGTCAGGATCTAAATTCATACCCGACGAGAACTACAAGATCCTGTTCAGGACATCCAACCCCGTGGAGAGCTTCAATTATTCGGGTGTGCTGATAGAGAAGAACACCGACGTAAGCCAGGATGGTTCAACACTGCTGGGTGGTTACAAGGTGTTGGGATATTCAACCACAAAACCCTATTTCAACTTCAACTACCCTGTCAAGACCACCACCAACAAGTCGGTATCAGTATCAGGATCACAGGCGGTGGCACAGTACAACGCCTACCAGGAGACCACACAGACCATACCATACGGTCACGTGTTCGACACCATCCAGGACGTGGCGGACTTCCTGTTCGGCTACGGGCACTGGTTGGAGGACCAAGGGTTTAAGTTTAATAAATTTTCCAATGAATTAAAGGAGACCTTGAACTGGGCCAACGCGGTACGAGAGTTCCTGTTCTGGACCACACAGGAGTGGGCACCGGGATCGGCCGTGACCGTATCACCGGCCGCTGATGGGTTCGAGCTGGACACCAACAACAGCATAGTTGGTAGGTTGCGGAATCTCGCAGGGGATTACTCACTGCTGGATGCCGGTGGCAGGAAGATAGACATAAGGGAGATATCCACCAAGCGTATAGGCAAGACATTCGAGTTGGCGATCAAGTCCGACGACGTGGGCCTATATAACATAGCACTGAACACTGTTCAGAAGGAGCATGTGCTATTATTCGACAACAGCACTGTGTTTGCAGATATACTATATGACCCATTCACTGGATTCAGGCAACAGAGATTGAAATTGGTCGGTTGGAAGACCGCGGGCTGGAACGGCGACTACTACGCGCCTGGTTTCATGTTTGACGCCGCACAGGTAACA